GGGTGCGCTGATCGGTGAGTGGTGCCTGGGTGTGGTGCTGATCGCCGAGTCGGCGGGGATGGTGTGGTTCGGGATGTTCCGTGATGACCGGGTGCCGCTGCCCCGGGCCGGTGAGCGGACCGTGGAACAGGTTCTCGAGGCCGAACGGCGGCGGAACTGGTGAGGCTGTACGACCGTCTCCTCGCCCGCGCCAGCGCCAGCAATTACAACGAGCTGATGTATTCCGGCGCTTATGAGGTGCCGGTGACCGACCCGTCCGGCCGGGGCCGTGAGGGTGCCGCTGCGGGGGTGGTGCGGGCGGCGCGGGACGCGTATAAGGCGAACGGGGTCGTGTCGGCGTGCATCGTGGCGCGGATGGCACTGTTTTCGGAGGCGCGGTTTCAGTGGCAGTCAGGGATTGACCGGCACCTGTTCGGCACGACTGACCTGGCGCTTCTGGAGTATCCGTGGCCGAACGCGACGGCGGGTGAGCTGCTGGCGCGGATGGAGCTGGGGGCGTCGTCGGCGGGGAACTGGTATGGGCGCCGCGCTGTCCCGGCGGACGGGTCGGACGTGCTGCTGGTGGAGATGCGCCCAGACACGGTGACGATCATCAGCGAGCAGGCGGCCGACACTAAGGGCAGGCTGTTTAAGCGCCCGGTCGGGTATGCGGAGGATCTGAAGCCGCTGGGGATCTATGACCGGCCGCCGCAGTTTTACACCACGGCCGAGGTGTGCCATTACTCGCCGCTGCCTGACGCGGACGCGTCGTTTAAGGGCATGTCGTGGCTGACGCCGGTGATCCGCGAGGTGAACGCCGACCAGGCGATGACGGCGTACAAGACGGAGCATCTGCGGTCGGGGGCGCAGCTGGGGATCGTGGTGAAGTACAGCCAGAAGCTGTCACCGGGGACGGTCGACGCGTTGCGGGAGCGGATCGCCGCCCGGTACGGCGGGCCGGAGAATGCAGGTAAAACGCTCGTGCTCGACCAGGGCGCTGATGTGACCGTGGCCGGGTCCACGCTGGAACAGTTGCAGTTCACGGCAGCGCAGGCCATGGGTGAGGCGCGGATCTGCTCGGCGGCATCGGTACCGGCGGAGATCGTCGGGCTGGAGGGGCCGCGGGCCGCGTCGGGGAACTATGAACTGGCAATCCGCCGGTTCGCTGACATCTGGGCGCGGCCGCACTGGCGGATGGCGTGTGCGGCGCTGCAGCATCTGCTGTCGTTCACGAACCCGCTGACCGGGGTGTCCGGGCCGGTGCAGCCGCCGTTCCGCCTCTGGTATGACGTCTCCGATATCGCGGCGCTGCGTGAGGGTGAGCTCGCGCGGGGGCAGACGACGCTGGTGAAGGCGCAGGCGGTGGGGACGTTCGTCACCGCCGGGTACACGCGGGAGTCGGCGGTGGCCGCTGCGAACAGCGGGGATCTGGCGCAGCTGAAAGCGGACCCGAACGCGCTGCCGCCGGGGTCGCCGACGGGGGTGCGGGCACCGCAGGCGGGCAAGCCGCAGGATCTGCCGGGAGTGGTGGCGCCGAACAAGCCGAACGCGTTCGCTGATGCGTTCTCGCCGATGCCGCTGGCACCGAACGGAAGCGCGAGGGGCTAGTCCCCTTCCACCGCCGGGATCTTGAAAGTGACTTCCAGTCCCTTCGGTGTCCCCTTGGTGTGCGCAGTGCCAATTACCGGGCCGCCGGTCCCGAATGTGAGCGGTACGTCCTGGTCGATGCCGTCGAACGCGTCTGGCGCGATGACTTCTGGCCAGTCATCAGGATTCTTTCCCATGTCCCGAGTCTAAGCCGGAAGGGGCCGCAAGTGGCGCTGGCGCATGAGCCGGTCGGCAAGCCCGGCGGCCCGGGTCTCTGGCATGACAAGCGCCGCCAGTTGCCGGCATACATACAGCACATCGCCAACGACCTGCGGGCCCAGCGTGGCATGACCGAGTCCGAGGCGATCGCCACGGCCATCTCCGTGTGCAAGAAGTGGGCGGCCGGTGGCAAGGACGTCCACCCGGACACCAGAGCGAAGGCGGCGGCGGCGATCGCCGAATGGGAACGGCTGAAGGCCAGCACCAAGGTCAGGAGAAGCGAGGCACCTATGAGCGATGGCACCTACGACGCTGACGGGCTCGCCGGCAAGGCCCGCAAGGGCGGTGGCATGTCCCGGTCCGGTGGGGACTGGCGGCAGCTCACCCGCCCGTTCATGGCCGAAGACCTGCACATCATGCGCGCCGCCGAAGGTGAGAGCTCCGGGCGTGTGGTGGAAGGGTACGCGGCCGTGTTCAACCAGCCGCAGCCGATCCGCGACCATCAGGGCGAGTACACCGAGGTCATCGACCCGCACGCGTTCGACGCGGCGCTGGCGCGCATGTCCTCCCGCCGCGGCGGCATCGGTGCCGCGGTCCGGGTCCTGTTCAATCACGGGAAGACCATCGAGGGCCAGCCGGCGGCGGAGTTCCAGAAGCCGATCGGCCGCGCGCAGGCGATCATCCCCGACAGCCGCGGCCTGCTCACCCGTACCGAGTTCAACCGCACGGCCCTGGCGGAAGAGGTGCTGGAGCTGATCCGTTCCGGGTCGATCACCGGCATGTCGTTCCAGGGCCCGGACCTGCGGTCGGACCCGCCGCTGCGTGGCCCCGGTGACAGGTACCGCCGGGCGGCCGGTGGCGCGCTGGCCACGGTCCGCCGGATGGCTGTCGGGCTGATGGAGTATTCGCCGGTGGTGTTCGAGGCGTACCCCGGGGCGGAGTTCCTCGGCGTGGTGCGGATGGGCACGGCCGACACTTATGAAGACGTCACCGCCACGGACGGCGGCCTGACCGGGTACGAGGAAGACCTCCCCGACATGAATGGGGACGGCAGCGGAGGCACCCCCGCAGAGGTGACCCTGACCCGGGACCACGCACACCGGCTGCTGGTCACGCGCATGCAGGAACAATGCCAGCGCGCCGGTCTGGTTCTCCCTGGAAGGGGATAAGTGATGGCAACACTCGACGAGCTGATCGACGAGCAGAACAGGATCGCGGCCGAGCTGACGCGGATGGCCGACGACCCGGACGCGACCGAGGAAGGCGCCGGGAACCTGCGGGACACCCTGGTCCGCCGGTGGGAGGAGATCGAGCCGGAGCGGAAGAAGCTCACCTCCGACCTGGAGAAGCTGAACATCATCAAGCGGCAGGCCGCCGTGGATGCGAACGTGGAGTCCGGTGACGGCGGGCAGCCGGCGGTGACCCGGTACGGTCCCCGGTCGCCGGAGTTCATGCAGCGCAAGGATCCACTGGCCGGGCGGGAGGAGACGAGGGACTACACGTTCCTGTCCCGTTCCGACGTGGTCGCCCGCGCGTCGACGCTGGTGGAGATGCATGACAAGCGCGGCCTGCTCCCCGGCCGCGGGGAGACCGTGACCCGGGTGGCGCAGGCCCCGTCGATCGCCCGGCACATGCTCATGTTCGGCGGCGACGAGTACTACGATGCGTTCGCCGCCTACGCCAACGACCCCACTGGCCCGGGCCTGCAGCGTGCCGCTGGCGCGCTGTCCCTGTCCTCAGCACAGGGCGGTTTCCACCTGGTGGCCGCCGCCTGACCGTGAGGTCAGGCTAGAAAACCTCGCTGTATCGGTGAACCCCTCCAAATTCGTGGGGAATACCGAGGCAACCAGCACGGTGAGAGTCCGTAGAGACTACACGCGAGGCCCTGCCTCAAGCGCCCAGGACCGTGCATCCTGGGATCGCTGGCAGGTGAAGATATAGTCCGGTCTGCAGCGATGGGAAAGCTGCAGAGCCACACAGAAATGATGTGGCCCTGATGTCACAAACCTAGACGTCAGAGTAACAATTCGTACCTTTTGCCGTATTTCCTGGACCCGACGATCGTGCTGACGACGGACGGGACGACGAACCCGTACCGGCGGCTGGCGAACGTCAAGCAGATCACCACCAACGCCTACCAGGGCGTCAACTCCTCCGGCGTCATCGCCCAGTATCTCGACGAGGCCGCGGCCGCGTCCACCGGTGACTCCACCCACGGCTACCAGGGCGTCGGGCAGGTGCAGATCTTCGTCAAGAAGGCCGCCGCGTGGGTGTACGGCTCCCTGGAAGCGAACGAGGACACCAACTTCGCCGACCAGCTGCCCAGGCTCATCCAGGACGCGAAGGACATCCTGGAGGAGAACAAGTTCGCGGTCGGCACCGGCGGCAGCAACAACGCCGGTGAGCCGGGCGGCGTCGTCCAGGCGCTGGGCACCGCGCAGCGGGTCAACGTCGCCGCCTCCGGTGCCATCGCCGCCGGTGACGTCTACAACCTCGAAGCCGCCCTCGGCCCGAGGTTCCGGCTCGACAACTCCGTGGGGTTCGTCGCGAACATCGCCACCATCAACAAGATCCGGGCCGCATCCCCGTCCGGCGCCGGTTCGTCGTTCTGGGCGACCCTCGGCGACGGCACCCCGTCGCGGCTGCTGAACCACCGGATCGAAGAGTCGCCGTCGGTCACGTCGGCGGCCGGGACCGGTACCGCATCCAGCGGCACCGCATCCTGCCAGGCCGTGTTCGGCGCATGGGACAACTTCTACATCGTGGACCGGATCGGCATGTCCATGATTTTCGAGCCCATGCTCAAGGGCACCGGCGCATCGGCCAACGTCCCGACGGGGCAGCAGGGCTGGTTCGCGTTCTTCCGGAATGGTTCGGGGGTCTCCGCGGCCAACGCGTTCCGGTGGCTGCAGTTCTCCACCGGCTGACCTGACCAGCGGAAAGGCCGGTACCCCGGGACGGTTCATGTTCTGGGGTACCGGCCCCCCGGGATGGAGAAGAAACCTGATGACCAGCCCACCTGAATACACCGAAGGCGCGGGCGCGCAGGCGCAGGGTTACGCGGATGCCGCGTCTGCGTTCGCGGCGGGGATGGCGGACTGCGCGGAGGACCAGGCGCCGATGTATGACCCGATGGGCGGCGCGGAGGCGCTGGTTGCGCCGTACCCGATGCAGCAGCCATACATCCCGCCAGAGAAGGGCCCCGATGAGGGCCAGGGCGGCGTGACCTGAACCCGCTGGAAGCCTATTTCCGGGCCAACCAGGGCCGGGCGATCTACAAGTGGCCCCACTATTTCCCGGTGTATCACCGGCACCTGTCCCAGTACCGGGACACGGGTCCCGCGGTGCTGGAGTTCGGGGTGTCGCACGGCGGGACGTTCATCACCGAGGACACCCACACGAGTTACTGGCCGTCATGCGGCGGCGGGTACCTGCGGGCCGGCACGTTCGCCGAGCACGCAAAAACGATGATCGACCGGATGCACGCCTGGCAGTCGCAGGACCCGGCGCTGGTCCCCGGCAACTGGACCCGCACCCTCGCTGGGATGCACGTCTACGACTCGATCATCGTCTTCGACAAGCAGGCGCACACCGCGCCGCCGGAGCCGCCCTGCATCGGCACGGCATCCTTCTGAAGGAGAATCCTTGGCCCCGATGAGCATCACCGTCCCCGACGACATCCCCACCGCGGTGACGGCGGAGGAGGCGGCGAAGCTGGCGTCACTGGCTTCCGGCGGGGACGTGCTCGAGCTCGGCGCGCAGTACGGGTTCTCGACGGTGATCCTGGCCCAGGCGGCGCGGCGGGTCACCAGCGTGGACTGGCATCAGGGCGACGAGAGCATCGCCACCATTTCGGGTGCCGAGTGCGCGGATACGTGGGAGCCGTACCGGGCGAATCTGATCCGGTACGGGGTGGCGGGGAAGGTGGATGCACGGCGGGGCCGGTTCGAAGACGTGCTGCCCGCCCTCGCCAGGCAGGGAGTGCTGTTCGACGGGGTGTTCCTCGACGCGCAGCACGACACCGCCAGCGTGGAACGGGACCTGGCGCTCGCTTTGCCGCTGGTCCGCCCCGGCGGGTGGGTGGCGTTCCACGACTACGGCCGGTCGGAGGCCACCGGCCATCCCGGGTTCGGCGTCACCGAGGCGGCGGACGGGTTCGGCATCGCCGGGGTCGCGGGCTGCCTGGCGTGGGGGTTCATTCCAGGCGGTGAGGGCCGCGGTGGGGACCGGGAGCGGGTGCTGACAGCTGTCGGGATCCCCTACCAGCCGGACGGGTCCGGGTATCACCGGCTGTACCTGCCGTTTAAGCACCTGGCCGCCAACAGCAGGCATGTGTTCGCGATCCCGGCGCCGGGGCAGAAGATCCCGCCGCCGACGCCGGCGGAACTGGACGACGTTGACGTGCTGGTGATGCAGCGGCCGGCGTTCGCGTATGGGATGCGGCAGTTCGACCGGCTCGCCGGCTACGTCGCCCGCGTGTATGAGACCGACGACGACATGCTGACCATGGAGACGTCGAACAACCCGTTCACCACCGATCCGCGATCGCCGGAATCAGTCAGGTACTGCCTGCGCCGCGCTGAAATGGTCACCGTATCGACGCCGTATCTGGCGGAGCTGTACGCCCCGTTCAACTCGAATATCCGGGTGCTGCCGAATTGTGTGAAGGCCGAGCTGCTGGACATGCCGCGCAAGCGGCGGGAGCGGGTGACCGTCGGATGGCAGGGTGGCGTCAGCCACCTGGTGGACTTGTGCGCGGTGCAGGACCCGCTGCGGGAGGTGCTCGACGGCCACCCGGACGTGGACATGCACTGGATTGGGGTGGACTATTCGCCGCT